CGTGACGAGATTTCGCGCCTCATGGACGAGGAGACCTGGATGAGCGCCCAAAAGGCGGTCGAGCTCGGATTCGCTGACGGCATCCTCTACACGGACGGAGCCAGCGAACCGGCGGACGCCAGAGCGGCGCCGGCGTATGCGTTCAGCCGGCTGGCGGTCCAAATGAAAGCCGACGCAGCGATGCGCCGGCTTTTTGATTTGGCCCGAGAACAACGGGCCGCAAACAATCTCAAGCTCCAGATGGAGCTCATCAAACTGAGGGAGGTTCGAGAAGAAGATGAATCGTAAGGAATACGTCGAAAAACGGAAAGCTCTGGTGGCTGAGGCCGAAGCCTACGCCGCTGAAGGAATCGTCGAGAAGTTCAACCAGGTAAAGGCGCAGATCGAAGAGCTGGACCGCGCCTATCAGGAGGCGGTGGTCGCCCGGGCGAATGCCCGCGCGCTGAAGGACCAGCTGGCTGATCTGCGGGCCGGAATGGTGTCCGGGGTGGTGCATGATGACGTGCCGGCACCGGGCAGTCAAGGCCGTGTTATCGACCGCATGGATGACCAACCGCAGCGCGTCATCACTCGCTGGGGCTTCGCGGCATCGCCGGAACGCGGCCGTGACCTGAAAGCCATGAATGCCGTGAAGCTCACGACCGAAGGCGTGCTGGTGCCGACCAGGTACGGCACGGACATGATGCCGGCGTGGAATGAAGTGTCGTCGCTCGTCGATCTGGTTCGCATCTTCCCGCGGCTCGGTGGCGAAGCCTTCGAGCGGTCCTATGTCCGTGGCTACGGCGAAGGCGCCGAAGTGGCGGATGACGCCGACTATCACGAATCCGACACGGAATTTGGGTTCGTGACCATCAACAAGAGCAAGGTCACGGTCTACACGGAAGAAGATGAAGGCGTCCTGAAGCTACCGGACATCGACTACGACGCCGAAGTGGTCAATGGTGTGCGGATCGCGCTGCGCAAGCGTATTGCTCGGCAGATTCTGATCGGTTCGGGCGCGAACAACAAGATCACCGGCATCTTCGCCAGCAACTATTCGAGCCAGAATCCCAAAGCCGGCGCGATCGACCCGTCGACGGACATGCAACTGGCGACGATCGACGAGGGCACGCTGGACGAGATCATTTTCAGCTACGGCGGCGAGGAAGACGTCGAGAGCGGCGCGGTCTTGATCCTGAACAAGTCCGACCTCAAGGCATTCGCAAAGCTCCGCGACGGTAACGGCAACCGGATCCACACGATCAGCTACAACGGCAACACCGGGCTGATTGACGGCATCCCGTTCATCATCAACAGCGCCTGCGGCGTGCTGTCTGGTGGCACCACGGCGCCTGACACCTACTGCATGGCTTATGGCCACCTGAGCAACTACGGCCTGGCGATCTTCAGCGAAATCGACATCCAGCGGAGCACCGATTACAAGTTCCGCAGCGGCCAAGTGGCGCACCGCGGCTCTGTCTACGTCGGTGGCAACGTGATCAAATGGAACGGCTTCGTGCGGGTCAAGAAGGCTACCTCGTGATGGGGCGTGAATGCCCGATGATGTACAAAACGAGGCGGTCCTTCGTGGACCCGTTCACGGGCCGGCTCCACTTGCGCGGGAAGCCGTACCAGGTGACCGATGAGCGGCAAGCCGACTATCTCGAACGTCACGGCCTCATCGAGCGTGTGGACAAGGCCTCGGCTGTGAAATCTGCCGAGGCCGATACGTCGAATGAGGAGCCGAAGCGTCGGAAGCGAGGCGGTAGCCGTGGCACTGATCGATGATGTCAAGGCGGCTCTCCGCGTCGACGGCAATGATCATGACGGCGAGCTGTCCGACCTGATCGCCGCCGCCCAGGCTGACCTGACACTCAGCGGCGTCGACCCGGACAAGGCCCGCGATGAAACAGATCCGCTGATCAAACGAGCTGTCATCGCCTATGTCAGGGCTCATTTTGAGTGGGACCATCCCAACACCGAGCGCCTTCAGACGGCCTATGACATGATCAAGGCTCACCTTTCTCTTTCCGGAGACTACCGCGCGCCGGGTGGTGGATAATCATGGCATTTCAGATGAGCATGCTTCGTCACCGCGTCGAAATCGGACGGTACACCTCCGGCAAAGATCAATTCGGCAACCAACTGCCGAAACAGTGGCAACCCGTTTGCACCGTTTGGGCCGCCGTGGAGGCTCTCACCGGGCGCCTTCGCTTCGAATCAATGCAGACGGCGGAGCAGTCCGACCATCGCGTGACGATCCGCTGGCGCCGCGGGGTTGAGCCGGGGATGATTGTTCACCACGACGGCCGTGAGTTCACTGTTCAAGCTGTTCTGGACCGGGATGGTCGCCGCCGCTGGCTGACGTTGCTCTGTAAGGAGGTGCGCCCGGCATGAGGATGAAGGTCCGAGTGAAAGGCATGGAGGAAATTAGCGCGCACCTGAACATGATGCCGCGGGAAGTGTCGGGCGCGCATCTTCGGGAGGTGGCACTGGAAGGCGCCGAGGTGATACGGGCTGAGGCCGAAAAGAACGCGCGGGAACGGAAGGTCACCGGGACGCTTGCCGGCGACATCCACGCCGAGATCGCGAAAGAGAGCGTCGGCAGCCGCGTGGTCGTCCAGATCGGCCCGGGCAAAAAAGGCTGGTACGGTCGCCTCGTGGAGATGGGGCACGCCATCGTGCGCGGTACCCGGAAGGCAGACAGGAAGATCATCGGCCATGTTCCGCCGCATCCGTGGCTCCGGCCGGCGCTGGACGCGAAAAAGCATGAGGCTCAGGAAGTGATGATCCGGGCCTTCCGCCGGAGGCTGAAGCTGAAATGAACGTCTCGCCCCGGGAAGCCGTATATGCGCACCTCATGTCCGACCCGAACATCACCGCACTGGTCGGCGACCGAATCTACCACCAAACGCCGGACCTGGACGCCGCGTATCCGCTGATCGTGCTCAACACCATCTCAAACGTAAACCGCCGGGACCTCTCGTCGGTTTTTGCGTGCGACACGCGGATCCAGATCACGATCATGGCCGACACGCTCAAAGAGGCGGAGACCATTTTAGCTACCGTTCGGGCCAGCCTGGATGGTTACAGCGGAATGATGGCCGGGCACCTACCGGTGCTCGCCTGTGTAGTGGACAATTTTTCGCCGGATTACCTCGAAGACGTTGGGCAAACGCATTATCACGTCGATTTTCTGATAACGCACAAAGGAGTGGTGTGAAATGGCCGAAACGACTGGACTGAGGACAAAGTTTTACCGTTCCGAAAACGGAACGACGTGGGAGGAAATCGCACAGGTCGCCTCGATTACGCCGCCGCAGCCCGAGCGTGAAGTGGCCGAGGTCGACGAGCTCAACCCGCCGGGGGACGTTCGGAAGAAGCTTCCGGGCATCATTGACCCGGGCGAAGTGACGGTGACGCTGAACTTCGACCCGACGAACGAGGGGCATCTGGATCTGGAGCAGGATTTTCGTGACGGCGCCGCCATGCACTATCGCATCAAATTGCCCAACGACTGGGGCTGGACATTCCAGGGCATCGTGACCTCCTACGCGCCGCAAGAAATCGCCTCCGGCGACGTGGTGCAGGCGGAAGTCACGATCACGCTGTCCGGCGTGTATCAATTCGGGGAAATCACGGACTGATGTGAGGAGGACAGAACGTGAGCAAATTTCTGACTCGCGACGCAATCCTGAAAGCTCAGGACCTGCCGACTGAGGTGGTCGAAATTCCAGAATGGAACGGTGCCGTCATTGTGCGCGGGCTGACCGGCGCCGAGCGTGACGCCTTCGAACAGTCGATTGTGGAAACCCGGGGAAAGAATACCCGCATGAACCTGCGGAACATTCGCGCGAAACTGGTCGCGCTGACCGTGGTCGACGAAGACGGGAACCGGATTTTCAGCGATGAGGATGCCGAAGCGCTCGGCAAGAAGTCGGCGGCCGCGCTCGATCGTGTTTTCGCAGTGGCGCAGCGGCTGTCCGGTCTTCGGCCTGAAGACGTCGAAGAGCTCGCGGGAAACTGAGGGCGAACCCGGCCCGACGGTTCTATTTCCGCCTCGCCCTCGCGCTCGGGATGACCGTTCAGGAGCTCCTCTCCCGGGTGAGCAGCCGGGAGCTGGCGGAATGGATGGCGTTTTTTGAGCTCGAACCGTGGGGCACTGAGGTAGAAGACTGGCGGGCCGGACTCATCGCGTCGACAGTCGCGAATGCGAACCGTGACCAGAAGCGTCGCCGCAGGCCATACGAGCCGCAGGACTTCATGCCGAGGAGGGATGTTCGACCGAAGGAAACAGAGGAGCAACCCGTCGAGGACCAAATCGCAATCGTGGAAATGTGGGCAAGGATTCTTTCAGCAGCAAATCAAGAAGGCGGCCGGTGATTCGGCCGCCTTTCAATCATTTTTCTGTTTCGGCAGGTGCCGAGGTAACCGACATAACCGAGGTGGGAGCAAATGGCAACAGTTGGCGCCTTTAATGTTGCCCTGGTGGCTTCCACGGGGCGCTTTGTTTCGGCAATCAGCAAGGCCGACCGCCGGTGGAACAACTTCGCGAGGAACATCCAGCGCCAATCCCGGTCCATGCCAGAGGCGATCCGGAAAGTCACCCCGGCCGCCCTTACGATGGCGCGGGTGGTGACGCGGGCAACCGCAGTTGCTGGTGCAGCCCTGACCGGTATGGGAGCTGTCGGGGTGAAGATGGCGGCAAACTTTGAACAGAGCCAGATCGCCTTCACGACGCTTCTCGGATCGGCTGAAGAGGCGTCTCGTTTTTTGCGTGAACTCGAAATCCAAGCCCGCCGGACGCCATTCGGAATGGCTGAATTGCAACAGGCCTCCCGTCAGTTGCTCGCCTACGGCTTCACGGCTGATCGCGTGCTCGAAATGATCACGCCGATCGGCGACGCAGTTGCGGCGATGGGCGGCGGCTCGCAGATGTTTGAGTCCGTCATCCGAGCGCTCGGTCAGATTCGCGCAAAGGGAAAGCTCGCCTCGCAAGAAATGCTCCAGCTGACCGAGCAGGGCATTCCGGCGTGGGAATTCCTCGCTGAGGCAATTGGTGTGACCGTCCCGGAAGCGATGGAGAAGGTCTCGAAGGGGGCCGTCAGCTCGACAGTTGCGATAGACGCTGTGCTGCGAGGCATGATCCGGAAATTCGGCGGCGCCATGGAGGCGCAGTCGAGGACCATGCTCGGTCAGTGGGAGCAGCTGCGGGACGGCATGGCGACCATCACCCGCGGACTCGGGCAAGACATCATCCGGATCTTCGGTCTCGCATCGGCGATGGAGCGACTGAACAATGCGATCGGTCGATTCGCCGATATGGTGAGCCGCGAGGGCTTCCTCGGAGCTCTCCGCCGTGCATTTCCGCCGTGGGTGCAGCCGATCATCATCGGAATCGCCGGCGCGATCGGTGGCGCGCTCGTGCCGGTCATTGTCGGCATGCTAATCCCGGCGCTGAAAAAACTGCGGACGAGCCTGGTTGCGACGATGCGGCCGTTGCTCCCATGGATGGTGATCGGGGCGGCTGTCGCGGCGACCGCGCTCCTGATCGCGAGGTACTGGAACCAACTCGGCGACATCGCGCGCCGGGTGTGGTCCGGCATCTCCGCCGTGGTGCTGTACGCCGCATCGCTCATCGTGCGCGGGACGGGGGCGATCATCGGTGCCATTTCTGTTTTCATACCGGCCCTCCGTGGAGCCTCTCAGGCCATGACGGACATGGCGAACCGCCTGAAGTCCATGGCTGCGCAGTCCATGGCGGCCGCAAAGACGTCCGCCTCCGGAAGCACGGCTGTCGCTCAGTCTGCGCAGCAGGTGGCAACCACGGCGCAAAAGGCCGCGGAGGCGCAGCAGGGGCTCGGTGAATCAGTGGAGGAGGCTGCGAAAGCGGCGCAGAGTAACCTGCAGTCTTTCGACGAAGTGCACTCGATACAGGAAGAGATGGCCGATTCACCGGCGACGCTTGAGCTCGAAGGTTTGGAGATCGGGGATCTACCCGGCGTGGCTGGTCTCGGAAACGTCTTCGCAGATCTGGCGGAAGAGGTGGATGCGGGAGCCGGCCGGATCGCCCAGGCGTGGCAGAAGACGGTGGACGCCATTTCCGGCGCGTGGGAACGGCTCAAGACCGGCGCACTCAACACGTTCCCGTGGCTACAGAGCGTGATCGACGGTTTTGCCCGGGCTGCGGATTGGGTGCGCGCAAACTGGTCGACCATCGGTCCGGTCATGGAAACCGTCGCCGGCGTGCTGGCTGTGGTCGGCCTGGCCATTTTGGCCATCACAAGCCCGATCGGGGCGGTTGTGGCCGCCGCGACAATCCTCGTCACGATTGCGACGCTCATCATCGCCAACTGGGACGAGGTTGGGGCTTTCCTGCGAGGACTGTGGGAAAAGCTCGGTCCGCACCTGATTTCTATCTGGGAAACTCTCAAGGACGCCGCGGTCGCGCTCTGGGAGGCGATTGTCGAGACGGCGAAAGTGATCTGGAACGGATTGAAAACGTTCTGGGCTAACTGGGGTGACACCATTCTCGCTCTGCTCGGTGGTGTGTGGCGGCAGATCGGCATCATCATTGAGACTGCGATCAACTTGGTGAAGAACATCATCGGCCTTGTCCTGGCGCTGATTCGCGGCGACTGGGAAGCCGCATGGAACCATGTGAAAGCCATCGGCCAGACCGTCTGGAACTTTCTCGTTGTGACCTGGGAGAACATCAAGACCACGGTCGTAGCTGTGTGGCAGTCGATTAAGGATAATATTCAAGCTGCATGGACGTGGATCCAAAATGTCACGAAAGCCATCTGGAACGCGATTGTTGGATGGCTCACAGGACTTTGGGAAGGAATCAGGTCCGCTATATCAAACACTTGGCAAAATATTCGGGATACGATTTCAGAAAGGTGGAGCAACATCAAAACGAACACCGAAACAATTTGGAGCAAAACGAAACAATGGCTGAGTAATACATGGGACGCAATATCCTCAACTGCCTCCACCACATGGGGGTGGATCCGGGACAGAATTTCAGCACAGGCAAAAGAGAATACCGCCCAAATCGAGGCGAGCTGGAATAAGCTATCCGATATATTGTCGCGGATCTGGGAGCGCATTCGAGACCTGGCCGGTCAAATCTGGGATGGAATTGTGAGTCGGATCAAATCGGCAGTAAATGTCATTATTGGAGCCATCAACAAGTTTATCGACGGCCTGAATTCTCTCAAAATTACCGTACCAGAGATTAACATTCCGTTCGTTGGGACGGTTGGAGGTTTTACGATTGGTTTGCCTCCGATCCCGAAAATCCCGATGCTGGCGAGGGGCGCTCAGGTATTCGGGCCTACGCTCGCCATGATCGGCGAAGGCACACGCCCCGAGGCCGTCGTTCCCCTGCCACCCGGAGTCCGCGATCTTGGGGACATGGTCCCGAGCGAAGAATCGCTGGCCCGAGCGATCTATCAGGCATTCGTGACAGCGTTGCGCGTCACGCAATCGTCCGGAGCGCAGTCCGGTGCGGATCGTGAGATCGTGCTCAAGGTAGGGACGCGCGAGTTTGCGCGCGCTATTCTGCCCGAGATCATCGCAGAAGGTCAGCGGCAGGGTCTTCAACTCGTCGTCCGGCCGCAGGGGGTGTGATGAATGGCCGAAATTCGCATTGCTGGAACACTGGTTGCGCGCCCGGCCGAGGTAAAGGTCGGGCGCTTCGATATTACAAAAGCATCACGGACCGCTTCCGGCCGCATGGTGATGGAGGTTATCCGCCCCGGTGTCCGCCGGGTGGATGTTGTATGGCGGTATCTGCCCGATGCCGACCTGCAGACAATTCTCGACTTGCTGGCAGCGAACAAGCCTTTTTTCAGCTTCGAGTACCCGGATGCTGGCGGCCAGAAGACGATGACGTGCTACGTCGGCGACATTACGACGTCGCTCTGGCATACGCGAGGCGGCGTTCGGTACTGGGACGAGGTTTCGATCCCGTTCATTGAGCAGTGACAGGAGGGAGGACCATGGCACGAGTGAGCATTCCGAGGCAGCAAGTATCCGATGCCGGGCTGATTCCGGCCTATTCGCCGGCGGCCGAAGACGGGCACAGCGTTGAGAATTCGACGGGAAAGATCGTGCTTCACATTTGCAACACGAACGAGGAGGAGGTCACGGTCACGATCCGCTCCGGCTACACCGTGGGCGGGCTCAAACTGCAGGATCGGCAGGTGGTTGTACCGCCTGCCACCTGCGTTTTCATCGGCCCGCTGGATCCGCAGGTGTATAACCAGCCTGGCACTTCTCAGGTTTGGATCGATTATTCTCGGGCTGAGGGCGTGGACGTGGCAGCGCTTCTCATCACGTGAGGTGATTGACGTGTATCCCGTGACACAGGGTTTCATGGAGCGGATGCGGGTGGACAAGCGTCAGGTCGACGTCCGCGTGACCATCGACTACACGAACTGGGAGATCGATCAGAGCATCCAGATAGATGCCTCCGAACAGACCAATGTCAGCTATCCACGGCAGGTGGCCGACGGGGTGCTGGAAACGACTCATAAATGGGCTTCGCTCGACGGTTCGTGGACGCTCGATGGATCCTACCATCTTGCCCCGGAGCCGGAGGACCTGAGCCGCTACCAGTTCGGCTGGTGGGGCCAGCAACTGGCCGGGGTGGACGGCGCCTTCGCCGCGCCGTATCCGCGCCTGATTATTACGCATCTTCCCCGGCCGATTCATTTTCTCCGGGTCGTCGGCAACACGGCGCGGGAAGAATGGCCTGTAGACTTCCGGGTCGATCTGTACGCGGAAAACGGGACGTTACTCCGCTCCGAAGTGGTCACGGGAAATAGCTCTGTGGACTGGCTGCTGGTTCTTCCGGTGCCGGTTCTGGACGTCGCCCGGCAGGAGCTGACCATCACCCGCTGGAGTCATCCCGGACGGCAGGCGAAGATCATTGAGTTTTTCACATCGATCCAGGAGACCTATTACCGCGGCGACGTGGTCGAGGTGCGGATGATCGAGGAACGCGAGGTATCGCAGGGCAGTCTTCCGGTCGGAAACATCAGTGCGAATGAAATCAGCATCCGACTGGCAAACGAAGGCGGAAAATTCGACGTGACGAACGACCAGTCTCCGCTTTGGCGCCTGCTCAAACCGAACCGCCGCATCCGGGTTTGGCTCGGCTCCGAAGACGAATGGGTGCCGCTCGGCACATTCTGGTCGCTGGACTGGGACAGCCCGGACGACGCGCTGGAGGCGATCGTGACGGCGCGGGATCGGCTCGAATTGCTTCGGAAAATCACGTATCAGTCCAGTGCGATCCAGCAGAATGTGAGCCTCTACACACTGGCCGAACAGGTACTGGTGGATGCCGGGCTAAAGTCGGGCGAATACGCCATCGACCCGGCACTCCAGTCCATCATCATCCCGTGGGCGTGGCTCTCGCCCACGTCGCACCGAGAGGCGTTGCGGATCATCGCTGAGGCCGGGCTGGCCGTCGTGTACGCAGACCGTGACGGCGTGATTCGGGTCGAGAGCATATCCAGCGTCCCCCCCACTCCGGTCGCGGAGATCACGGCTGACGACTATTTCCCGCCGCTCTCCGCCCCGTCGAGACAGGATCAAGTGGCAAACGAGGTCGTTGTGACAACTCAACCGCTTCGACCGGCTGACACGCCGCAGGAAGTGTATCGCTCCATGGAGCCGATCGAAGTGCCAGCAGGACAAACCGTGACGATTACGGCGCAGTACATGCAGGTGCCGGTCATCGAAGCGACAGCCTCGCTGGTCAGCCCGCCGGCGGGCGTGAGCATCGTCGGGGCGACGTACTACGCTTGGGGAGCGGAAATCAGTGTCCAGAACACTGGCAACACGCCGGAAGACGTGACGCTCGTCATTACAGGGAAACCCCTCAGCGTCCAGGGCGGCGAGAAGGTTATCGCACGGGATCAGACCAGCATCATCGAAAACGGCGTTCTGCGATATGAGTATCCAGCCAACCCGCTCGTCCAGACGCTTACCCAGGCGCAAGCGATTGCAATAACGTTGCTCGCATCGGCGAAAGACTCTCGCCGAGACATTGAGGTCGAATGGCGTGGTAATCCAGCCATCGAGCTGGGTGACCGAGTAAAAGTGGTTGGCCAGGAAATACATGTAATCCGACAGGAAATCACATGGGCTGGAGCAATGACAGCCAGACTCACAGGCAGGAGGGTGACATGACATGCCGTGGCAAACACCGAAAACGAACTGGACGTCAGCGGATGTGCCGGCGCCCAGTGACTTCAACCGGATCGAGGGCAATGCGGCAGAGCTGAAATCGGCCATTGACACCCACAAATTCGCCCCTGTCCTCGATCACCCGGACGGAAGCGTGACGGACGCCAAAATTGGCAGCCGCACGATCAACGACACGTCAGTGCCGTCGGGGAACACCGGGACGCTGACCTCGCTGCTTGGCTGGCTTGCATACATGATCAAGGCCATCACCGGGAAATCGAGCTGGCGCACGGTACCGGCGACGACGCTCGAGGCGGCCGCGGCGCACATCGCCCGTACCGACAACCCACACGCTGTCACAAAAGCACAAGTCGGTCTCGGTAGCGTGGATAACTACCCGACCGCATCGCAAGCCGAAGCGGAGGCAGGAACGGCCGCGAACAGGTTTATGACGCCCCAAAGAACGAAGCAGTACGTGGATACCAGGTTACAAAACGGCCTTACGCTTCGGGATCACAATGGGACCGTGGAAAGATGGAATCAGCAGAAAGGGGAGTGGGAGCCGGTGGCAGCGGTTTTCCCGGTCGGTCAGCCACGCTGGGCGACTTTGAGCCTAACCAGTGAACAAAACAATGCATATTATACGGTTCTCGATATTTCGGGGGCCAGTGGGCGCCTCGAATTTGTACGGGCCCAAGCCTCGAACAACGCCCCCGGCTATGTCTTTTACATGAGGGTCACGGTCGACGGAAAATCGGACGAACTTTCTGTTCAATCCAACACGACGGCGAACATGTTTCTTGATTACTTGGTTCGTCCATATGGAGGAAGCGCCAACAACCTAGTCGGCGACGTCTCAGATCCTATTTATTTTCAAAATTCGGTAAAAGTCGAGATCAAGAAAACAAACGCCGTGCTTAGTGCGACGGTACGCTACAGGCTCGCCGCGGGCACACCATGACGGAGGGGAAGGGTATGGCAGTCACGACCAAAATTATCGAAGAAAACGGGAAGCAGTATCGTGTGACTGAAGATCCGGAAACAGGCCTTTATATCAAAGAATGCCTTGACGAGGGAATCCCGCCGATGCCGAAACCTGATCCGCTCTCCGACCCCATAACCCAGTTGCAGCTGGCAGTGGCCGAGCTCGCGGAAGCAATCGAAGCAGACAAGACCGCCATCCATCTCGCCCTCGCCGAGGTGGCTGAGATCATCGCTGGAGGTGACAGCTGATATGGCGAAAATCTACTACGACCTGATCCTGAAGGGCCTTCGCACGATCGACGACGTGCCGCTGCGGTGGCGCGCCAAGGTGCAGGCCATGCTGGATGGGGATACCGCCCAATGAGGCGGTTTTTATTTTGCTTGGAAAGGAGCTGTTGCGATGGACTGGACCGCTGTAATCGCGGCCGCCGCGGCCATCAGCGGCATCGTGCTCGGCTGGCTCGGCCGGTCCCGGACCGTGCGGCAGGACGGGGCGGCGGACGGTGAATTGCGGGCGTCGGTGAAATATATCCGCGACGGCGTGGACGATCTGCGGGTGGAGATACGCAGTCAGGGTCAGCGCTACGATATGCTGGCGGAGAGGGTGACGCGGGTGGAGGAGAGCGCGAAATCTGCACATCGCCGGATTGACCGGCTGGAGGGGAATGAACGATGACCCGCTCCGAATTCATCACCACCGTGGCACCTGTTGCGGTCAAGGTCCGGGTCGACGGCGGCCCGCTGTTCCCGTCGGTGAGCGTCGCCCAGACGCTGCTGGAGACCGGCGGGCGCATCCCGGCGTGGAACAACCTTGTCGGGTACAAGGTGGGGTCTGGCAAGCGCACGCCGTACTGGGACGGCCGAGCCGTCCGAAAGGGCACGTGGGAGGTTTACGACGGCCGCACTGTGCAGACCGCGGCCGACTTCCGGGCCTACGACAGCATCGAGCACTGCCTCAAGGATCAGGCGTTGCTGTTTCTGAACAACCTGGGCCGTTACCGGCCGGTCGTCGAGGCGCCGGACCCGGAGAGCCAGGCGCGGGCGCTGCGGGCATGCGGGTATGCGACGGACCCGGCGTATGCCGAAAAAATCATGGCGATTCGTTCGGCGTACAAACTCGAAAAATACGACGAGGAGGCGAGAAAAGCCATGGAGGCGCTGAAAGAGATGCAGGAGAAAGTGGCGACGCTCCAGCGGGAAGTCGAAGCGCTGCGGAAGCGCGACAGCATGGACAGCGTTCCTTCGTGGGCGCAGGCGGCGGTGGACGCGGCGGTGCGCGCGAAACTGATCGACCCGGCGGCAGGCGGGTCGTTTGACTTTTATCGGTTCCTTACGGTCATGCATCGGGCCGGGTTGATTCCGAAGGAGGCGAAATGATCGTGGACTGGGAAACGCTGTTCGGACTCATCGACCCGTCGCTGTTCGTCGTCGTGGCCGCCTGCTGGGCGCTCGGGTATATCCTGAAGCAGACGCCCCGGGTGCCGGACTGGACCATCGTCTACATCGTCACCGTCGCCGCCGTGGCGGTCGTGGTGGCGATGCAGGGGCTGACCGTGCAAGCGGTCATCCAGGGCGTGCTGTGCGGCGCGTTCGCGGTGTACGGGCATCAGGTCGTGAAGCAGACGAGGGAAAGGGAGTAAAAGAGAACCCCGCCTGGCCGTGTGGCTGGGCGGGGAAATTTAAAATTATTTTAAGATATCATCATTTATCAAACCTTTATTCAATCCGTTCATAATAACAAATGGTTGCATCATTGGATTAATAAATCTGTATCTTTGTCGACGAGAAGGCCCTATTTTTTGTAATACCGGTCCTCTTGTTTCTTCACAAAAGTCCTTAAGGTGCCTAGCGAATGCAGGAATATCGTAAGATTTATTCATTATCATTGAAAGAGGTTTACGTACATCAGCGGCAGCGAAGTATCCTAAATCATCGGTTTGTGCTAATGCACAAGCAAGCAGGACGCGGTCGTAAATAACATCCTTTCGAGCACTACTAATTGCTTTATGATAATCATGTAGAATTGACTGTTGTGCTTTTTTAATGGCATTTTCAATTGCAACTTGTACATCAGGTAAATCAATCTTCAGTTGTTTGCGTTTTAAAGCATTTTGTGCAGCATGGAGTCCAAGCAAATGGGTATAATGCGGTAAACCTTCAGACAATTTTACAATTTTATTTCTGGCTTGTGGTGCAAATGTCATTCCTAGTATCTTTGATGCCTTATCTAAAATTTCTTCAATTTCTTCCTTAGACATTCTAGGCATACGTACCTGAACTAGGGATCTTTCAATAGATTGATGTCCACTCACTAATTGATCAATATAATCTGCAACTCCAACTAATATCAACGTGACATCAACTGAATGATCGGATAAAGTTTTCATTGTATCAGTCAATAGGGTAGTAACATGCTTATCTTTTATACGATCAACCTCATCGATTACAATTACAGTTTTCGCTCCGAGCTTTTGAAACAAAACTCTTATATCCTCAGGTTTAACCTCTTGTTCTATATACATTGATAAATTGGTCGAAAAAACTTCTTGTTTTCCGGTGAATCCCACTTGAGTTCTATGTTGAAACAATTGTATTTCACGAAGAATTTTATGCCATATTCTTGAAAAATCATCATCGACATCACAGTTAATATTACTGAAAACAATACTACTACTCTGGCTTGCATTCTTGATAATTTCTTCAAGAACATTTGTCAATGAAGTTTTACCTACTCCGCGTTCTCCATAAATAATAACGTGTTGACCCCGTTGATACGTAGCATTTAGAACATCTTGAATTTGATCAATACGTCCAGCAAAAAGATCGTACTTGTCTATTGGTGCACCAGGACTAAATACTTCTGCTGCTTTAACTATGAGCATCTGGAAATCCATATCGCTCATGTTCATATATACTTCACCCCGCTATTTTAGCTAGTAATTAAATATAATATCTAATAGTTAATGATATTTTAATATTAAAACCATAATTTTGTCTAGCCAATAACTCTACGCTGTATCAATGTTTTTGATTTTTTAGTTTATATTTTGCTTTCTATATCATTTATAGATATACACATCGAACGCATATTCGCATATAATAAAACCAAACAAACGTTCGTGTTTTGGGGGCGAACATTTCGGTATGCGAATCGAAAAGCTTACCGGCCGCTACGTCGAAATCATTTACCTCGCCGCCGACGGCCGCCTCACGCAGCGTACCATCTTCGTCCATGGTGTACGCAACGGCATCGTCCGGGCATTCTGCATGACGTCCCAGGCGCCGCGATCGTTCCGCGCGGATTCGATCCTCGCCTGGCAACCGGTGGCGAGGCCGGCATGAAGCGGATCAACAAGCTGACCGAGGGTCACAATTTGTTGTGGGAGTCGAGCCGGATGATCCTGCCCGAACACAAGGAGCGGATTCGCATCCGCCGGGACGAGGCGCGCCGGGGCGGCAGACGGGAACGGCCGGCGCTGGATGAACAAGAGGTTGAGCGGATTAACGCGGCGATTGCGTGGTCGCTGCACGAGCGCGTGTCGGTCCGGCTGCGGATGTACGATCCCTATGAGGAGCTGGTTGTGGAGGGCATCGTAGAGCAGGTCGATTCGGTCCGCCGGCGGATCAGGGTGGATGGGGAATGGTTCGATATAGCCGACATCGTCGGTGTGTGATATGATGATACTGTCCCCCGCGTGCGGAAGCACCGCCCGGGGGATTTGTTTGCCCACAATCTGCCCACAATTGTTTGAAAAGCAGTGATAAATCATGAAAAGTCGGAACAGAAAAAGCCCGTAAAATCGGGCTTTCTGGAACTCGATGATACAGTATAATAGGTAGAAATTATCAAGTTCGAGATGGAAGGTTCGATCGGATAATCTTCCGGTGTGCGGTGATAAAAAGGCAGCTGGGATAACCCGGCTGCCTTTTTGGTTTGAGAACCCTTTTTTATCGCGGATGGGTGCTGGAGCCGGATCCGCACGAACGCCGGCAAAAAATGGCCAGTCGCGGAGGACAACCCGTTCCGGACCGCCATACACTGTATCAGACAGGCCGGCGGGGGCCGGCGGCCCCGCGGCGGACAAGCCGGCGCCCGGGAAAGCCGACGGTCCCCGCCGGTCTGGTTCAGCGGTCGGAAGGGAGGCCGGTCAACCGATGATCGACTGGAAACGAAAGCTCGCCAGCCGGAAATTCTGGGCCCTCGTGGTTGCCGTTGTCACCAGCGCCCTCGTGCTGGCCGGCGCCGGCGAGGACACCATCGTGAAAGTGACCGCCCTGGTCACGTCGGTGGGCGCCGTGATCGCCTATATTTTGGCCGAAGCGCAGGTGGACTGCAAAAACGGTAACGGCAACGGCTACGGAAACGGCATCGGAAACGGCGATGCCAGCGGTCATGCCGGCCGCCATGAGGGCAACGGCCCAAATGGCAGCGGCAGCGGCGGGAAGGAATCCGGAAAAAGGAGCGGCGGACGATGAAGGCCGCCGATTTCATTGCCCGCGTCGCGCCCGTCGCCGTCCGGCTCCGCCTGGAAGGTTCGCCGATTTTTCCGTCCCTCCGGATCGCCCAGGCGGCCCACGAAACCGGATGGACCCTGCACGAATGGAACAATCTCGTCGGCCTGAAGGCGGGCAGCGGCAAGCCGACGCCGTACTGGGACGGGACCGTCAAAGTGACGCGGACGTGGGAAGTGATCGGCGGCCAGCGTGTCGAAACGGCGGCCAGCTGGCGCGCATACAAGTCCATCGAGGACTGTTTCCGCGACCAGGACCTGCTGTTTGCCGGCAGCCGCTACGCGCGGGTACGGGCGGCCCGGACGCCGGAGGAACAGGCGGACATGCTCCAGGCGTGCGGCTATGCGACGGATCCCCGGTATGCGGAAAAATTGAAGGCCGTCATGGCCGCGTACAACCTCGTCCAATACGACAGGGAGGCGTTGAGGATGCAGGAAGTGATCAAGTCGATGGAAGAGCGGCTGAAGCGCCTCGAGGAAAAAGCCGGCGAACTGGAAAAACGGCTGAACCCCGTTCCGGCGCCGGCCTGGTTCGTGGCGGAATTCGGCAGTGCGGACCTCGGCGGGCTCATCCGCGAACCCGCCCTCATTCCCGAAGCCTGGCGCGCGCTGGCCGTGGCGCTCCGGGCGCAGAGGAAGGCTTGA